GATGAGATTCCAGATCTTTCTAATATGATATAAAATGAAATTATAATTTTATTAATAAAATCATAATTGAAAATATGAGTCTAAGATTTCAGATAGCATCTGATTTACATATCGAAGAAATCGACTCGCAGTATATTAATACTGACGAATATATTACACCAGTTGCTCCAATTTTAATATTAGCAGGTGATATCGGGAATTTATATAAAAAAAAACAATTATATAATTTTTTGGAAGAATTATGCGAAAAATTTGTAGCAGTTATTTATATTCCGGGAAATCACGAATATTATAAAATTAAATCAAAGAAACCAATACCATTCTATAAATTAAATTTCATTCTTAGAGAATTAGAAGATAAATTAGAGAATTTATATATTTTAAGGCAGGATTGTCTTGAAATAAATGGTGTGATTTTTGCTGGGTGTACATTATGGAGTAAATATGTGTTATCATATTTACCGAAATTTATAGTTAGGATTAAAGGTTTTACTAAAGAATATTATAATTCATTATATTATAGAGATTTAAAATTTATAAAAAAAGTGATAAAGTATTGTTCAGTTAATAAAAAAGAATTAGTTATAATAACACATCATCTGCCTACGTATCAAATAGAAACTTTCAAAAAAATGGATAAGTATGCGTCATTATATTTTTCAAATTTAGATTATATATTAAAGAATCATAAAATTCATACTTGGATTTGCGGGCATATTCATTATAATTTTGACATTAGAATTGCTACTACTAGATTGGTTTGTAATCAAAAAGGAAAAATTAAAGATAAAATCGAAGATTATTCTAAAAAATTTTTAATAGAAATATAGATTAAAAAAGAGAAGTAAAATTCCAATTTAATTCATTAAATAAATCTTTGCAAATTTCATCATGAAAAGATTTTCTATCAGTAGTTTTAAGAATATTGAAATCACTTCTTTTGCATGGAAATTTATATTTTTTTAATAGCTGGTATAATACATATTGAGTGTTAATGAAATTTTTCCTCTGATATTTCTTATCTTTTCTAAATTTTTTATCATAAGCAGTGGTTAATATATCAAAATCTTCTAGCAATTTAGATTCAATGTGTGAGATATCAGGGGGTTTAATTCCGGTTAGATAATTTCGAATTAAATTTACATCTTCATAATATTTACTGTTACCTGTTTCTTTAAGAAAAAGAAGTATATGTTCCTTAGTTATTTTTGAAAATCTTATTTTTTTATTTTTGGATTCTACTAATAATCCATGGAGTTGAAATTGTTTAATTAATTCTTTATACACACTTTCAGGTACTGTAGAATTTTGTTTACCTTGAAATTGATTAAGGCAATCTCTAAAATGTACTTTCCTATCATATGTATATTTACCGCTGATATTTACCCGTTCAATATCTTTATACGATGAATATTTCAATACAGAATGCAATTGTGCGCCGCATTCTTTACACATATAATAAGAGTCCAGTATTTCAAAATTAGTTTTATTATTACAATTATCGCATTTTATAATATTTTTATTAGGATTTTTCTGATCAATAATTTTATAATTCTTAGCAATTTTTAAAAATTTATTAATGATCTCTATTTGTTCTGTATTATTATTTTGTTTTTTACCAATAAAATTCATTTTAATAGGTTTCCTTATGATTTTTTTATAATTTTCAATTAATTGAGTGGTTTCCATTATATAAAAATTATAAGAAGTATCAGATTCTATGTCTTTTATTTTTTCCTTTAAATTTTTCCACTTTTTTTCTAAATTTTTTCTTATATTATAGGACAAAGAAGAATCTGATAATAATTTTTCTAAATTTTTTAATGAAGATTGAAATTCTTTGATATTTTCTTTATATTTTACAAATTTTTCACAAATCTCATTGTGAATTTCTAAAATATCTATATTACTCATCTACTTTAAATACAAATTTATTTTATTTAAGTTCTTTATATAATTTTTTACTATTTTTTTATTTTATTTTTTTTTTTCTTGCTTTTAATAAAATGTCTATCTGCACATCAAATCTTACCTCCGGATTTATTGATCTCGCTACATACGATGAATTAGAAAAGTACATGTATGGTGGCCCTGATGCCACTGCATATTTCGTGCGTGAAACACGCAAAGCTACCTGGTTCACTCAAGTTCCAACTGTTCTCTCCCGTGCATCTGGTACTCCAGATTACGGACAAACTTGGTCTGTATCGATCTCTCGTGCAGGTGATTATTTACTTAACACATGGTTAAGAGTACTCGTCCCACAAATTACTAATAGTGGCGCTCCAGGCGTTAGTGTTGATAACGCCCCCACAGCATCTCAAATTGGCTGGTGCCAAAATCTCGCCCACAATCTTGTTTCAGAATGTTGCATTACATTTAACGATCTTGTTGCTGCAAGATTTGACAGTTTACATCTTGATTTCTGGTCGGCATTCACCGTACCTGCAAGCAAACAAGTAGGTTACAATAATATGATTGGTAATGTTGCTGCCATGACTCAACCTAACACATACCCAGCAAGTGTGCAACAGGCGCTCGGCGGGAATCTTTTTACTGGATCTGGTTTAAATCAGCAAACAATTGGACCAAATGGTGGATTTTTCTTAAATCTTCCGCTCCCATTCTTCTATGCCCGTGACAGTGGTGTTGCTCTCCCGACCGCCGCCCTTCCGTACAATGACATGAGAATTACTTTCACTTTCCGCCCTCTGGCAACTCTCTTGACACGATACCAAAATGCCGGGGTCGCGACTGGCGCCCCGGCGATTGGCGCGGCCGCCAACGCCAGTGCTTCAACCATTTCTACACCTGCTCTTTCACAACAATGCCAAGGAGTAAGTCTTCAAACTGTTCAGGTATGGGCCGAGTATGCCATTGTATCTAATGATGAGCGTAAGCGTATGGCATGCGCGCCGCGCGATATTCTCATTGAACAAGTTCAAAGTGCACCTCTCCAAACATTTGTTCCACAGCAGAACAATTCCCCCAACTATGATATTAGATTCTCGCACGCCATTAAGGTCTTATTCTTCGCAATGGTTAACAACACTAACCAACACGCGGCAAGATCTTGCTACGGTACTGATTGCCCGAGTACTGGTAACATCGCCGCAGGCCTCGCGAATGTTACATTTTCTTCCAATAATAATGTGGACCCAATTCTTAATACAAGCCTTATTTATGAAAATACAGCAAGACTTGCAACTATGGGTTCTGATTATTACTCTCTTGTCGATCCATATTACCACGGCCCGGTTATACCAGCAATTGTCGGATTACATATGTACTCTTACTCTCTCGACTTCATCTGCTTAGACCCGCTTGGCTCTACTAACTACGGCAAACTTACAAACGTAAGCATGGTACCAGTTGGCGCTGCCCGTGCTGCAGCCGTCGCTCAGGCCGGTAACATCGCCGCTGTCGGCGCGGGGACCACGGCCCAAATACTTGGTCTCATTACGCAAAGTGCTGTTGGTGGGATAGGAGCAGTATTTCTTAACAATAACCAGACCTGGTCATTTGTTGTCACTGCGGTTAACAATAACATCATCAGAATCAGTGGTGGTGCTCTTGGTTTCCCAGTCCTCTAAACAGGATATTCTATATTTAAAATTTGAAAAATTATATTTAAAATGCTTAAAAATATAATTTTACTACTATTAATTATACCAATCACAGGGCAATTTTGGTCTAGAATACCTAAATTTGAAGTTAATAGGTACGTTTTAGATTTTCTCAATTTTAATCAAATTAATGATTGTTTTTTCCGATTAGAAACTGATACAATATATCTTAAATGCTTAAGAGATATTGAATTAATTGATATTAAAATTTTGCTAAATTTGACAAAATTATACTCCTGAAAATTGGGGTAAAAAAGCCCCTTCTCTGTAAGATTTGCCAAGACCTTCTCTAGGGCATGCGGAATATGCACCTAAATGATATTTAGCGTCCGGATTTCCTGCAGAACCATCTTGCTGAGCGCCGAAACAATTGCAAAAATTTTCTTTATTACCACAATTTTTATTGCATTGACCTAATGCGACAGCTAATA